GCCGCCGCCGCCGCCGCCGCCGCCCACGCCGCCGCCGCTCGCATAAAGGTACTCGCTACCTGCGCGGACATCGTGCGCGAGCACTACCCGAAGCCGCCAGAGCTACCGGGTGAGAAATAGCTATGCCGTCAACTGTAGCAGAACTAATCGCGCAGGCTGCACGCAAGGAAGCCGAGCTAAAAAGAAGTCGACGCGCGCGAGAAGGAATACGCTGCGACGAACGCGGCAAGTTGGCCGAGGCAACCCCATGACCACTTCAGAGCCCACCCTCTGCTCCCTATGCCCCACCGTCGACGGCGTCCGCCCCGTCGCCACCGTCCGCTGCTGGCTCATCATCAGCGGCCCGCATGCGCTCATCAAGACGGCGCGCCAATACTGCCTGTGCGAGCCATGCCGGCTCGATGCCGTCCAGCGCGGCGACTTGGTGCAAGGCGCGGAAGTGGAGGTGCTGTGATGGACTGCCCAAACTGCCACGGCGACGGCTTCGAACTCGTCGGCGACCACGACCCGCAGCGCGACCACGAGGCGACCTGCCCCGAGTGCAAGGGCCTGCGCAAGGTCCAAGACACGGCCGGAGTGCGCCTGTGCCGCGCCTTCCACGACTACGAGCCAGACGCGCAGGACACCGAGGCCGATAACATCTACCGCAACGCGCGCTCGCACTGGGACCGCATGGCAGAGGCTGCGGAGTACATTCGGCAGGCCGACGAAGTGAGGTCGCGACGATGACCCGCTGGGATGTCTACCTCTGCGCCTTCGGCATCGTCGCCGTGTTGTGGGTGTGGCTATGAGGCTCTCCGTCTCGACGGTGATGCTCCTCGCCGCAGCCGGGACCAGCGGCTACACGCCCGAGGAGCTTGGGCGAATCGTCGCGGCAGACGAGCAGGTCGAGCGCGACGTGCGGCGGCTGGCGGCGGAGTTTTCGCAACGAAAGGATGAGGACGATGGACACCACGAATGACGTGAACCTGATCGACTACAAGTCCCGAGATGCTTGGCTATCGGCGCGCGGTCTTGGCGTCGGCGCGAGCGAATCTGCGGCCCTGTTCGGCCTGTCGCCATGGATGAGCGCGTTCTCCCTGTGGGCAGAGAAGTCGGGTGTTGCCCCGCGCGAGGATTCTCCGGGCTCCGAGGCCATGCGCTGGGGCGTTCTCCTGGAGGCGCCCATCGCTGAAGCCTACAAGCAGGACAGCGGCCGGCAACTATGGACTCCGCCCAGCCCATACTGCGTGGCGGTCGACCGTGCGCTGCCGTTCCTGCGCGCGACACCGGACCGCTGGATCATCGAAGCCGAGGGGCACGACGGGCGCGGCGTGCTCGAGATCAAGAACGTCGACGGCTCAAAGTCTGCGGCTTGGGACGATGGCCCACCTATCCACGTCCAGGTGCAGGTGCAGCACCAGCTTGCCGTCACCGGGTTCGCATGGGCGGCCGTCGCGGCGCTCATCGGTGGGAACCGGATGAAGACCTGGGACGTCGAGCGAAACGAGGACTTCATTACGGAGCTACGGCTCAAGGTTGCCGAGTTCTGGGAGCAAGTCGCGACCAAGAAAGCGCCATCGGTAGACGGCAGCGAGGCGACGGCAAGGGCGCTCAAGGCTCTGCACCCGAAGGACAACGGGCTGGAGGTGAAGCTGCCCGACGAAGCCGCGCAGTGGTGGTCCGAGATCGAGGCGGCGAAGGAAGAAGAGAAGGCCGCGAAGGCGCGGAAGACCGAGGCCGAAAACAAGCTGCGGGCTGCCATCGGTGACAACACCTTCGGCGCGCTGGCGGACGGTCGGCGCATAGTCTCGCGGCTGACGGAAGTATCGGGCCGGACCCAGGTGGTCGAGCCCTACAGCTTCCGTGCCCTCCGAATTCAGGAAACGAAACCACAAACCAAGAAGGGAAAGCGAACATGAACGCGGAAACGACGCAAGCCAACAGTCAAATGGTCCCGGTTCCACAGCCGGGCGAGGTGGCACAGCAGGGGTTAGGCCTGACCTCAATCGAGCGCCAGGGCGACCTGTCCGTGCGGGCCATGGCCAAGCAAGCCGAGGCGCAGATCCAGGCGCGCTACGTGATGGCGATGCAGAACCGGCGGGACATCATGGGGGCTCGCGCGGCCCTCCTGAAGGACTGCGACCGGCCATTCTTCGCCCGCAAGGCGATCTACCGGAAGCCCATCGGCAAGGGCGTGGAAGGCCCAAGCATTCGCTTGGCCGAGTCAGCGGCCCGTGCGATGACCAACATCCTGACCGACGTGTCGGCCATCTACGACGACCCCACGAAGCGGATCGTGCGCGTGATCGCCAGCGACCTGGAAACGAACGTCACCTACACCAAGGACGTCACGGTCAACAAGACCATCGAGCGGTTGCAGCCGACCGCAGGCCGCAAGATCATCAGCCAGCGGGTCAACTCGCAAGGTAAGCCGACCTATCTCATCGAGGCGACCGACGACGAGATCCTGGACCGCGAGGGCGCGCTTGCTTCCAAGGCGATGCGGACGTGCCTGCTTCGTCTCATCCCGGCGGACATCCTCGAGGAAGCGATCCAGCGGTGCTACCAGACGCAGGCCAAGAAGGACGCGGAAGACCCGGACGGGGCGCGCAAGGACATGGTCGATGCGTTCGGCGAGCTTGGCATAAACGTCGAGCAGATCGGGGAATACCTCGGCCACCCGCTCGATCAGACGGACCCCAAGGAGATGAAGGACCTGCGCGGGATCTACACCGCGATCAAGGACGGCGAGGCGACGTGGGCCGAGGCCATCGCCTCGAGGGAAGCCCAGCAGCCAAAGACGCCAGCGCCGGCAGCAACGGCGACCCCAGAACAGCCCGCGCAGCCCAAGGGGCAGACCACGCTCGCGGACGTCACCGCCAAGTCCAAGAACGGCCGCGTGAAGATCGAAGGCCCCGAGGACACCATCAAGTGATTCCCCGCGCCGCCTCGCCCATTCCCGTGCTACCTCCACACGGACGGCGAGACGGCGCAACTTTCTGGGCCTGGCCGGGAGCCCTCGATCACGGCCCGCTGCCCGTCAACACGCGGTAGCAGCGTCAGGGCTGGCAGCCGTCGCGACGGGTCGTGGCGGAAAGTGCAAGGCCGGGCGGTTCGGCCGCAGCTCACGAAAGGAGATGACCATGAGCACGAACGACAAGACCACGATGCCACGCCCGGCCCCGGCCGACGGTATGACGGAGGACGAACGCACGGTGTTCATCGGTAGCGCCATCCTGGAGGCCGCCGGGTGCGAGCCCGAGGAATTCACGCTGCTCGACTTCGAGGCGGTCATCGCCAAGGCCCGCGAGCTGCTGTCTCCGACCATCGCGGCCGAGGCGAGGCGGCAGGCGTTCGAGGCCGCGCTATGACCAAGGGCAAACGCTATTCGACGGTGACCGGGAAGGAAATCACGCCGGCCGACGACTTCGCCGACGGGTACACCGAGGCCATCGCCGACGTCGTCGCTTGGCTGCGGGTCAAGTATCCGAGGGCAACGAGCGTGCCGGCGCAGATAGAGCGGGGTGATGCCAGGGGCGCGGCGAGGAAGGCGGGGCGATGAGCTACCGATGCGGCACGAGCGGCCTTGAGCGCTTCGGCGTGCCCAGCGATAGCCCGCGCATCATCTGCGACGGCTGCGGGTACGTCCTGCGCATCGGGGCCTACGGGCCACCCCCGGCATGGTTTCTCGACGGGAAATCCGCGCCGAGGTGGCGCAAGACCGGAGAGGGCGAAACCAGGCAAGACCGCTGCCCGAAGTGCAAGGCGGGGAACGGTGCGCGTTGAATCAGGCAAGGCAGAGCCGTGACGATTCTTTCTTGACAGGCGCCTGCGAACGGGCGTATTGGTGGATGGCTGGCCATGATGAAGACCGTCGATAAAGATTCTGCCCCGCGCTCCTCACGTGACGGTTTCATGGCCAGCACCACGAAATACGGCGAGTCGAGCAGGGGCTCTTTTTTCAGGCCACATGACGGCCAGGCCAGCTCCGTCGCGCCGTCGCGACAGCCTGGCCCAGCGGGATGCAAGGCCCGCAACTTTTCAGACCGAGGTGCAGCGTGACCCGCCACCGCCCCGGCAAGTGCCCAGCGTGCGGCGGCACCGGCATGCGCCGCCGCTCCCTCTGCCGCTGCAAGGTCTGCGGCATGTCGGGGACCATCGTTGTCAAGTTTTTGCCCGCGCGATGGTGCGCAGGCTTGGTAAGGAATTCCAACAATCCACATGATGAGCAGCGCAATGGGAGCAAAGCCAGATAACAGGAGTGGGTCACACCGTAAGGATGAGGAACAGATCGAGGTGGTCGCCAAGATGGAACTGATCACCCCAGCAATTGCCGGGCGGTATCTTGCTACCAACAAGAACAACTTTCGCGAGGCCAACCCTCGTCGCGTGCATGCATACGCAAGAGACATGTGTATCAAGAGCTGCGGGAACGCTCGAAGATCCCGACAAGAGAACGCGCGCCGTCGGGCGGCGGCGATGCGGCGCAACCGGGAGCTGTCGAGGCACCGAAGGCGCAAGGCCGAGAGGGCTGCGTGATGGTCAGCTACTTCATTCGCCTCCCAGGCCACGACACCATCCCCGCCGCCCTGGACTACGCCCCAAGCGTCGCCCCTGCACGGCTTGAGCGCGGCCCCGACGGGTCGATTCGCGGGTCGGTCGAGGTTCGTGGGCCGGGGCGGGATGGGGAGGAGGGGCGCGGGTCGTGAAGCTCCAGCCCTGCGCCCACTGTGGCTCAACGCCTACCAGCCGCCTCTCCGAGAACGGCCACGGCGTCATCATCTACGAATGTCCGACGGCTGGCTGTCCAGCCGCCAACGAGCTGACGTGCGGCTTCACGTACGCCGAGGCTGAGAAGTGCTGGAACGTCATGCAGGTGGCGACCAAGGCGGAGCGGGGGATGGGCGAGGCCGCCCGCGAACAGCTCGACATCTTCGACGCGACGGCAAGCGAAAGGGGCGCGCGGTGAAGGCGTACTACGAGCACGCCGGGATCGCCATCTACAATTGCGACTGCCGCGAGCTGTTGCCGACGCTGCCGAAGGTGTCCCTAGTTGTAACCGACCCGCCATACAACGGCGTTCTCGAAGAGGAATGGGACAACCAATGGGGCAGCGATGATGAGTTCATCGCGTGGCTAGACGGCGTCTTCGTCCTGGTCAAGCTGTCATTGGCCGATAACGGGACCGTCTACGTGTTCTCGTCGCCACGGCTCGCCGCTCGCACCGAGTGCATGTTGGCGGAGCGGTTCAACGTCATAGCGTCGGCGGTATGGGACAAGGGCGACGGCCGCAACGGGGCGGCTGGTTCTGGCGTTGACGTGACCTCACTGCGCACCTACTGGACGAGCAACACTGAGCGCGTGATCGTCGCTGAGCAGAAGACCAACGGACCATATTCCGAGGCCGACGAGAAGGCCAAGGATGCCTGCGGATATTGGCGCAAGTGCGACGAGACGAAGCGCACGATCATCGGGGAGTATCTGCGGGCCGAGTTTGAGCGAGCCGGTGTGACCAACAAGCAGATCGCCGCGCTTTTCCCATCGAAAACCGGCGGGCTCACCGGGTGCGTGAGCAACTGGCTCCTGGGGTTCAACATCCCGACGGCGGATCAATACGCCAAGATGAGGGAGTTCCTCGGTGGCTCCGTATACCTGCGGCGCG